TGAATAAGTCTTTGTCCACATCAATGGCACGAACCCAGCCCTGCTCATCAGGATTATGATCTGACTTGCGAGCAGCGTGTCGGGTATCACCGATCCAACCATCCGATGTGCGGTCACGATCTGGGAACGAATCATCAAACTGTTCCCTTAACTGAATCGCAGCTTTAGAAAGTTTAGGCTTCACTTGCCTAGTTTTAATCCAGCAGGAATTGGCTTTGAGTATTCCCACTTATTGATATAAGCACCAAGCCCGTCTGAATCATCTACCAACGAAATTGATCCACGAATTCCAAAATCTAAACTAGTCAATTCTGGGTAGGTTTCCATTATCTTTTCGTATAGATTCATTTTATGCTCCTAAGTATTGTGCTGCGAATTGTCCACCCGTGCTGTTGTCTACAAAAAAACTTAGATTAGTAGCACCTGAGTTTTGTAGAACGGCAAACTCAACATAGTCACCAACGGCTAAATCTAGAATTACGCTCCAGACATGACCTAAATAAACATTTGCACTTGCCTTTTGTTGAAGGAAAACTCCCACTTGTGTGTTATTTTTGTAAATATAACCTGTGCGCTCTCCAACAGCAAAAGTAGTGCCGTTGGTATCCCAGTAACCATTTCCAGTGAATAGATACTTACCCGCTTTACCTGAAGGAATAGTTATTCTCGTGTTATTTGTGGAGTTATCGTGAAATGTATTTGTATCGACAATTTCAAGATTAAATGGGATTTTTGTAATTGTGTTATTGGCAGGTTGGAAAGTTAAATTACTATTTAGAATGACACCAACAAAACTTGAACCTGAAGCAGGAGTTGTCCATGAGAAATCCATGTCTGTACCAGATGCCTTAGCCAAGACCTGACCAGTCGTGCCACCCTTTAAATCGACCAAAGAAGCATCGATAGAATCGCCTAGAGTCTCAATGGCAGTTGCGCCATTCTTAACTAAGTCGCTGGATGTTGGAACGCTCCAGCCGAAATTGGGTGTAGTAGTTGCCATTAGGTTAGTGCTCCAGTCGCGTTAGTCCAAGTTAGTATAGCATTCACACCAGTCCATTGAAGTGAGGCTGGCAATACTGTTTCCCATTGTGTAGTGCTGAGTGAGAAGTCTGTAGCTGAGACATAAAGAGTTATGTCCACATAAGTAGGTGTAGCGTTAAGAGCCACATTCTCGACAAAGCCATCAAAAGTGCCACCCAATAAATTGCTAGGCAGATTGTTAATAAGCACAGGCTGACCAAAAAAGACATTAATGAGGCTGTCAAGCATCGCGCTCGGCATGTCTGGATTATCTAGACGAAAGCGAATAGCACCCAATGACCCGCGTGGATTCTTTCGCAGGTTTAACTCTCTAGAGGCGATGTCGGTAATGTCTGCAAGGTTCTTGATGTTAGAGTCAAAGGAACGCTCAAAGAGGCCGTAAGAGGCTATGGAGTCGCTATCTGAGGTGCTGTAGGTTGAGCCGTATCCTGTGGCATATCGATAGATAAGGCTGTTACGGATGCGAGCAATCTGAGTTGTTGAGGTGATAGAGCTTGGTGTTGCATACGAGCCATCGAGGTTAGTAAAGCCGTTTGCTGCGAGATAGTTAGATCTGTGGTCTGCATCTGCATAAGAAACATCTCCATCCTTCTCCTCGTAAATCTGTCCAAGTGCGCTATTGGCAATCTGATCGACAAGGGTTTGAGATTTAGCAGAGGCACTAGCTGCAAGGGCAATCATGGTATAGAAGCCTGAGTCCACTTCACCGATGTAGGACTCTGCATTAGCCCATGTGACATCTGCGGGATATGTGTCCCATGTAACTGTAGGCGTGACCTCTGCCCAAGTGAGGTTGAGTGCTTGGCCTAAGATCTCTGCGATCTGTGTGCCGTCTAAACCTTCTGCCAGTGCTGTGTTATAGACAGCCTTAGTCAATTTAGCCAGTGAGCCAATACCCAAGATAGTGCCAGTAGTGACATAGCCAGATTCTTCAGGGCTACGCACTCCGATGTTAAAGTCTGATACTTCTCCACCGAATACAGTGATATATGTGCCAGAGCTATTCTTAAGTTCTAGAGTTACTGGCTCTGTAACATTGATTGTGAATTCTGTATTGTCTGTATTGACAATCTCTACTCGGCAGTAACCTGCGGTAGGTTGGCGATCAATGTCTAAGCGACCAGATGCAAAGGAAACAGAGGTGACAGTCGTATAGACATCATCACCTACTGTTACGCGCCACTCTGGAAGCCATGTCATCGATCAAATGCGCCAATCGTTGTCAAGGTGCCACGGGTTTGAGCATCGCGTAATACATTGTCGATTGCCTCAGCAATAGCGTTTGGATCTCCTATGCCTGTATTAACAATAATGGTGTTGCCGCCTGAACTACCACCAGAACCACCTCGGTTCATGTTAGGGCTATAGCCACCAAGATCACCCACTATTTTTTGGTATTCGATAAGAGCCAGCATGTCTGCATAATTTTGCTGTTCTTGCAATAAAGCGAAAGCGTTAGCGCGTTCTGTAGCTGCATCAGCGTATTCTAAGATTGCATCAATAGATCCGCCTGTAGTTGAAATAGGCGAAATAAAATCTCCGATTGGAATTCCTGAACCCATTGATCCGCTTGTCGGTACTTTAACTTTGCTTGCTGTATTGGCTTGTCCGAGTAAAGCAAGCATCTCGCGTATTTTACGCAAAGCCTCATCTAGATTTTTTTGGTCGATTAACTCGGCTGGCTTAAGACCTTCAAGAATTGACTTAATATCTGCAAGCTTTACATTCTGACCAGTCAGAGCACCAAGTATCTTAAGGTCAGCGTTTAGTTTCTCAGTTGCCTTAACGATGGCTGCCTCGTCCTTAGCAGCAATAGCATCCTCAAGATTTGAAATAGATTGCTTTACATTTAGGCGAGCAGTGTCATTAGCGATTTGTAATCTTTGTGTGTCAGTTGTGGACTTGGCTAGTTGCTCGGCTTGATTCTTAAGAGCTGCTGCATTCTGGATCTTGTCCAAGTCAAAGACATCGTTGCTCTTATTCAAAGCAAGGTTAGCCTTATCGATAGCCAGTTTTAACTTAGCATCCTTGAGAGTTTTTGCTTCTAGTGTAGTCAGCTTCTTTTTAGCTTCTAGAGTCTTGATGGTGTATTTAAGTTGAAGCTCTGAAAGGTGCGCCAATCCTTGAGCCTCGATGCCAGCATTGGATGTTGTCGCAGCGCCCAATTTGTTTAAGGTAGCGATCGCTCCAAATATAGGCTGAGTCGATAAGACTGCCTCCATAATCATATTTAGACCAGGTATCTTATTTATTTGATCAGATACAGCTTTTATATAACCAACCATTACACCAATGCCGCGGATAACGTCTGCTGTGTAGGTAGCAACGCTCTGCATCTGCGCTGCTAAGTTATCTACTGTCTTTTCATCGCTTAAAGATCTAATAGCATCAATTAAACCTACGCCGATAATTTCCTGCACGTTAGCAGATGCAACGCCTAGCTTATCGATTGAACCCTGAAAGGTATTAGCAGCAGCGGTTGCTGATCCTGCAAATGTAGTTTCTAACTGGGAGACAATATCTTCGAACTTGCCAGCTTTAAGATCTGCCTTAGATATACCTACGCCGAGCTTTGACAGTGCAGTATTGTTTCCTAGATATGCCTTACTTAAAGCGGATGTGACTGAACCTAAATCCTTGCCTGTTGAGGCTGAAATATCTAGGGCAAGATTGAGAAGTTGCTGTGCTTGCTGTGTGTCGCGTGTTGCTACCGCGAGTGTTTGATAGGCAGGGCGCAGTTTGTCATCGATAATGCCGAATTCGCTTTGTAGTCGCTGGATGTAATCTTCAGAGGATGCAGCATCTCTGCCGAGTCCGACATTCTTAAGAGCCAGGGCTAATTGCTTCTGCGCCTTCTCATCTGCTGCCGCTGCCTTGATTGAAGCTTTACCGAAAGCAAGAATCTGCTGACCGCTAAATGCTAGACCTAAAGCTCCTGCCAATTTCTTGACATTCTTGGTCATTTTGTCTGTTGCTGTTTCGGCTTGCTTAAAGCCTTTCTTGCCAGTGAACTCTGCGGCAATATCAATAACTACATTAGTCATGCTGCTCCCTTGATACTGCCGTTTGCTGTTCTTCTCTTAAATTCTTTATCGGCTTTTTCAATGGCTTTAAAGATGGCAGTCAGTTGCTTGCCTTGATCTTGTTCCCAGGCACGATAAAGCACACGGCCGCGCATGTCTTGGCCTGCCTTTTTTGAACCGTAAAGCGGACCTTGTTGGATAAAACGCTCACCCTGTGGAGTACGTTGCTGGCCTGAAAGACGTCCAGCAGTTTCATAGATAGAGCCTGCTGCTGACATATTCTTTACTCTAAATAGTGATCTAAAGCCTTTAGAGTTTGGCTTGCTGTATCCAGTGCGATAAACAATTCCACGCTTGATAAGCGTTGCATCGTAGCGCGGAAAAGGGCGAACTCTGCCAGATGTATTAAAGACTTTAGGTTCGCGCACAGCTACTTTGTCCCAGTTGTAAAGTCCACCTGGAGCAGACGCAGGCACAAAGCCTCTAGCACTCTTTTGAATGACTTTAAGAGACTGAGTAATTTCAGCAGTTAATTCTTTTGCTAGATCTGGAGCGTAAGCGTTAAGAGCTTTTCTAAGAGCGATGACGCCCCTTACCTCTGTTGCCATCGCTCACCTCTTTCGCTTCATCCTTGAGCCCTTGCACTAATGCATCGAGCATGGTCTTATCTAGATCTAATAACTGCTGTGGCGCGATTCCCAATCTAATGCTTAGCCTAGCAATTAGATAGGTGAATGGAAGATCGCGCTTTAAGCTAAAGGGTCTGAATCAAGCACCTCGACACTTTTAAGTGTCTCAATGAAATCCATCCCGAAAGGCTTAACAGTTTCACCTGACCGACGTGTAATTTCCCAAGCTAACCAATAGACATCCGATTGTTTTTCCTCCTGCCTAAAGGCACGATGAAAACCCATCTTGGTGTGTAACTCGAATGAGTACTCCACTGCTGGAGTAATCTCGCCTTCTAATACGCTTCCATCTGTACGAACTATCTTTAGTTTTGCCATGAGCTTGCCCCTTTGTTTATTTGTTTAGAATGTGCCAGTTGTGGCTACTGCAACTGTTGAGTTAGCAGTAAATGTGATTGACTGTGTGCCAATATCGCCAACAGCACCGTTGATGTCTGTTGTGTTATTGACTAGCAATGAAACTGTGTACAGAGGGTTAGTTGCTGAAACTGCTGTTCCCTTTGTCTGTAGGAATACACATGTGACTGTTGTTCCCCAGGCAGCTTGTAATGTTGCCAATACATTTGTCGCTGCTGTGTCGTTTAGGAAGTCGATTGTGACTGTTGATGACTCTAGACCCTTAACGAACTTGTGAGATGAGTCACCCATTGCGGTAACTTCTAGCTCATCGAATACGCGGTTGATTGTTACTGCTGTTACATGGTCTGAAAGATCGACTGAGTTAATCTTCACACCTACATTGTTATTTAGAAATACAGCCATGAGATTATTCCTCGTCCTTCTTAGTAGTTGCTGGCTTTGTTACTGCTGGTGCTACCTGCCCGATCTTGATCAGGAAGGCTTCGTTTTCTTTTTCCCACTCGGACATTTTAACTCCAACTCGTAAGGATTGATACGGACATCTCGCAGCTGAGTAGGTCACCCGAAGCAGCGTTGAGAATACTTGGTGCGCTGATTGCGCTTACATTATAGACCAGAGATGATGCTGCTAACTTGGCGAACACGCCACAGACAGTATCTTCAATGCCGTTTAGGTTACCTTCATTGTCAAACAAAGGCACAGTCATAATAATCTTAAAGTTAGCCATAGGACTGATAGTGATGTGCTGATTGTTGCTAGGTGTTAGATAAGGATCATCTGGAGAAACAATCACAGAGTTAGCAAGAACTGTGGCAGGCGGAAAAGCAAAGACTTGGTATTTAGTGTTATCTACTAGCGCGGTGGCTAAAGTAGTGCGGAGTGTAGTGATCGCTACTGGAGGCATTAGCCCACCATTGAGCGAGGGTCTAGCGCATGTGCAATCAATCCTCGCACCTTAGCGAGAAGCTGTGCGCTCATTCGGTAAGGGCTTGGCTGGAAATCTACAGCGTTACTGCCTGAAAGGGTGGCTGTACGCGCTTGCCAGATTTCAACAGATATCATGAGAGCTGCTTGCTGGATTGCCATATCGGTAGTCCAGTCTGTGTAAGTCGTGGTCGATACAGATCCATAAGGATAAATCGGATGATAGCCCTGCGCAGTAGTGTGATTGGTTGACACACTAATTGAGAAGCCATTTACGGCTGTAATTGTCTTAGTGCCGTTATATGAAGTGCCTGAGTTGGCAATCGTAACGCTTTGACCTACATAAAAAGTATCGCGCACATTGTCATTAAAATATAGAGTGCCTGACCCTACTGTGTTTTCATGTGCGACTGTAAACCATTTTGGAGCCCATAACATAGGCAAAAGGACGGCATCCGTAGCATCGCATACTTCTTGAAGCACGCTGTCACTATACAAAGTGCCAACACCAAGAGTAGAGCGTAGCTCTGCGACTGTTGTAAGTGCCATGATGTCCTTTCTAAAGACTCTGGGGAGTAGAGGGCTACTACTCCCCAGAGCGACTTAGTGAGTTTGTTACGCCTTGTTATTCTTGAATGCGCCTGCTCCGACCTTAGTAGCGATTGCTCCAAAGCCGTAGTAGCCGATTGTTACAGAACCGTTTGCAGTTGATTCTGCGCGTAGGCGGTATGTTGGTGACTCGTACCATGTGTAAGCATCTGGGTTCACAATGAGGATTGTTCCATCGCCATCGCCAGCGTTTGTTGGATCAACATAGAGGTTAAGTCCTGCAACATTACCTGTTAGTGATGTTGGTGCTACTTGACCGCCAGCGTTCATTGGCTGTGATGCTGTGTAGATTGGGCGACCTGCATCGTTAAGAGACATGATGTTAGACCATTGTCCTGTTGATACGACCATGTTGCGTGCAAATGGGTTAGGTAGTCCTGCTGTTGCTGCGTAAACTGATGCTGAACCGCGAGCAACAATTCCAAGCAATTCTGATGCTGTTGGATATGTGACTGTTGTTGTTGCATCTGCTGTTGCACCTGAGATAAGTGCTGCGTTTACTGCTGCGTTAGTTGCCTTTGCGTAAGCTGCTGCCATGTTGCGCACTAGCTCATCGAAGAATGCTGGAGATGTACGATCTAGCAATTCAACAGAGAATGTCTGTTGTCCAGCGTACTTCTGTACTGATACAGATAGGAAAGCAGCGTTCTGATCTGTGTCGCTAAACGCATCGCCTTCTGGCTCAATCGCAACAGTTGGTACTGCTGTGATCTTTGGAATCTCGAAAGTCATACCTGCATCTGGCAATACTCCGCGTGAGATTGCATCGATTGAAGGACGGATTGTTGTAGATAGTGGGTTGATGATTTCAGATAGCTGACGAGTTGGAACAAGTCCTGCGTTGTCTGTTGTGTCATCTGCTGCGCGTAGGTATTGACGAGCATTGTCATCACCTAGTGCTGCACGGATTGTGTTTTCTGCATACTTAGCTGCAGTGATTTCAATGCGTGGCTTTGTGTAGTATGCTGCTGAAACAGTTGGGCGAGCAGCTTCGACCGCTGGTGCTTCAACTGGTGTTGCTTCGACTGCTGGAGTGGTTTCTTCCACGGTGGCTGTCTCGCTTTCTGTTGGTTGGGTTGATTCTTCTACAGCAGATTCTTCTGCTGCAATATCAGTAACTTGAGCAGACTTAAATGCTGGCTCTGTTACTAAACTTACTTCGACCAAGCGGGCAGCGGATACATATGTCACGCCATCCTTGATCTTTGACTTGAGGACTTCTGCCCCGATTGACAAACCTGATTGCAATCCTTCTTCTGCAAGGATTAGAGCTTCTGTACCGCGCTGTGAGCGACTAACAGAAAATACTGCGTCTATTGAGTTCTCTGATTCGCTAAAAGAAACCATGCGACCTAGAGGCTTCTTGTTATCGTGCTGGCTTAGCAACTTGATTGCTTTAGGATCTTCAATAGCAATAGATCCAGAAGCAAAGATTACCTTGCCCATATTTGTAGATCCTGCTTCGACATTGAGAGGCACAATCTTGCCTGATACTGTGCGATTTGCTGAATCTGCTGTGAGATCAGCTGAGAAGGTGATTACTTGGTTCATACTAGACCATTGCTTCCGTTAGGTGTTAGATCTGTCATTTCCATAGCCTGCTCTTGGGTAATCAGGTTGAGGGCTAGGAGTTTTTCAATTACTGCTAGTTCTTGCAGTGGATCAGTGCGCAGAAAGTTCTTATCAATGTCAAACTTCACTACATTGCCGCGAGCCGTAATGTCATCCATAGACAAACGATCTTCAATCGCAGTAATGAATGGCTGTAGAGATAGTGTTAAGAATTGCTTACGCTCATCTTGCACATTGGCGTAAGTCATAGAGTTATTCTGATCTGCTGAAACATAATAAGCAGGCACATTGCATAAGCGAGCGATCTCTGTAGCAAGATTGAAGATTGCTTCTCCATACATCATGTCTTTTGGTGAGAATGACACTGGGTTGTATTCAAGAGTCGATGTCAAGTATGCAGTTGAGCGATTGTTACGAGCAGTACGCCATGCAGCTAGTAATCCTGACACTTCTTTAGGATCTAGATCTGCGCCTGTGTTCTTGATGTAACCAGTTGCCATTGGAGTCGCTGCTGCAATCGCTGCTGCCTTCTGCACATCAATGGCTGCGCGAATTGTCGAAGCACCGGTGTTTAAGATGCCATCACTTAGTGACTGGAATGTAACAAGAGATCCCAATCCGTCCATTGGTAATGTAGTGCCATCGACTGCATAAGATCTAACAAAAGTATTTGTGCTATCGAGTGTAATTGTCACTCGATTGTTTGCGATCCATTCAAAGCGAGATGGACGACCATCTTCTTGATAAACCTCAACTACTTTCCAGAATGCTTGACCATACAAAAGTAATGAATCGACAGTCCATGCAATCGTGACAGATCGTGGCTGTGAATATGAAGGTTGCTCTAACCATGCAGGCGAGCCGAGTTCTTCGTTAGTAGATTTTTTGTAAAGCTCTAGAGGAATTGCTCCGATTGTGCCAGCAAGTAAATTACGGCAGCGCATAAGAGCGGGAACTGACATCGCTTCTGTTCTGCCAATGTATGCAGTCTGAAACGGCATTGCATAAGGTGAATACTCGCCAAGGACTTGAGGCGCAGCTTGAGCCTGTACTAAAGGCTTAGATTCTAGACCGAACGCTTGCAGTAATTTACCCATAGACATAAATGGTAGCACATGTCAAGCATTTGACATATTACATAGGGTGTGTCTAGGTGTAAATCTGAGGTTTAGCAACTGGGATCATTAACTTGCTCACGACCATTGCCAGACCAATAGGAGCTGAAATATCTCCTGCCGACTTTCTTTTTATAATACGCCATGCCGAATCATTGACCTTAGCTGCGCAGTTATTCATCTGCTGGATCAATTCGGCTTGTCCATTGTGGACTACACGAGCATTGACTAGGCCTTCTAATAGATCTCCGCAGGCTTTGTAAAATTGCTGACCCGAAACATCCTCGACCATGACTCCAGCATTGGCTAAGCGATCTGCAATTGTCTGAGTGGCGTACTTGTCATAACAGACTAGCCGAGGCTTATAAATGTCGCACCACGCCTTTATACTTGCTGCCATCTTTAACTCATCGATGGCAACCTGAGAGCTGTAAGTCTCCAGAATCCCGATGCCAATCCGCCCATCTGGGAGAAGTTGTCCTGCGACTAATGATCCGTTCCTGCGTGACGGACTGACATCGAAACCGAATACAGTATAAGCCCCTGGACTCATTTCCAGCGTGTTATCCGATGTATCTTCTAAGATTCCATGAGGCCATGGACTGCTTAGCGAATCGATCCATTGACAAAGAGTTTCAGTACGCGTGTTTTCAATCGGTGAAGTAGCAATCGCTTCCTCAATCGCATCCTCTGTAATCGTGTAACCGAGTGAGGGGTTAGCCAGAGCCCATGCATTGCGATCGTCTATCTTGCAGTACTGGGGTGCTGAGTACTCATAGAATCCAAAAGACTTAGGTGGGTAGTCGATAGCTCTTTCCCGTAAGTCGTTGAGTACAGTGCTGAAAGCGTCTCCTGCATTAGAGGTAAGAAGCGTTTGAGAGTTTGGGTGAGCTCTAGTTGTAGGAGTAGCAGCTCTAAATCCATCTTCTGTGATCTCTCGGACTTCATCGATGTAGAGCAATCCATTGACGGATCGACCGCGAGAGCCGTCTCTAGTTGCTGCGACAACATCAAGCCTTGCTCCAGATAG